GCTCCGGAGCCTTTTGAGTCATCTCACCGATTCGCCTCGCAGCAAAATCCGTTACGGACATATTTGTATTAACCACTGGACTTTCGTCTGCCCCAGCGTTAGCAGTCGTACTTTGCTCTGTCATAATTTCCACTCATTTACGCCGAGAGATAGCGATGAGCGGATTATAACACAGGGGGTCACATGAAATCACTGAAACGATTCCTCAGTAACTGGAGGTCCGACATCTGTATAATTTGATCGTACGAAATAATTCTACCGGACAGTTGCTGTAGGCGATCCGTTGGGGCCTCGTGCATCTCCTCAATGGTCTCCTCCCGGAGATCGTGGATCATTTTAACAAAGCGAGCGAACGCTTCGTATTCCTGTAGTTTCTTTATGTCTTCCTGAATGTTCATAGATTCTGCGTACTAACGTCACCCATCTGCGCTGGTGCTGTACCGACTCGACCGATCTGTGCATTCTGTGCCTGCTGGATCTGGAAGGTGTACTGCCCTGCGTACTTCTGCATACGAGCAGCAAAGGACTGATCGGTCTGCAAGCGTTGAGTAACATCGGGCTGCTGTGAATACTGTTGGATCACTTGGATTGCAATCTGCGCACCAGCCGGGCGAGCAGGCATTTCAATCCCTGCGTATATCTTAGCGAGGTCGTCAGTAACATTCTTAACCATTTCTTGCTGGGCTGTCTCCACTGGTTGAAGCACCGCATCAGCCATGACTGGGTCAATTTCAACAGCCGCAATATCCAAGAGGCTGTCCACGTTAAGGCGGTTATTAGCATTGAGCTGATTGAGTTGAACGAACTGCGCCAGTTTATTCTTAACAGTTTCTGGATCAGTGTTCTGAACATCGAAGTTAATAAGTATATCAAAGTTTTCATCCGGGTCCCCCTTGGTAAATATTTGTGGATCAGGTGTTCCTGTTACTCGAAAGAATATTTCATCAGCCCCGAATCTTTGGAAGCACTTGAATGCCATGCGCAGTACCTCTGCGGTGTGGCTCAAGAACTTATCAACCAAGAACTGCTGACGGATCTGGCTCATTTGAGATCCCTCGTCCAAGCCTACTAGCCTATCGGCTAGCTCGGTAAGAGTCTTTTCCATCTCGAGGGACCCTTGGTTGTAGGTTGGGGTCGGGGCGAAGTCAAGATCCCCCTTCCGTCGATACGGAATCATCCGACCGGGTCCCCAATCGTTCGGTGCTTGTCCCACGGGGTGCAGAATCGGAGGTAGTGTGGCTAGGCTGTTTCTGTCAATCCTTGAATCCCGCTCAACTTTTACCTGATTCTGGATACCCCGCAGGAGGCTTGGCATGGTCTGTGCATCGTAAAGGCGTTTGCCGTCCTCGGATAAACGGGTAACGACAACCGGGTAGTCCTCGTAACCGTTCAGTAACTCGAACTTAGCGTATCCCGGGGTAGTCTCATTCCCGGTGAACTCCTTGTGAAATACTGTGCAGTATATACCCTCTGAGCCATCCTCTTCGTCAATGAGTCTCTGGTATCCGTAAACGATCTCGATTAGCTCCTCGGCCTCGTAGGCATTGTCCGTGAGGCTGATTGATCTACGGCCCTCCTGCTCTCGCTCGATGCTGTCAATGTTTACACCACGGTACTTGTCTATGACGTACTCCACGAAGTCCTCATCCCAGCCGTCAGTAGTTACCTTGTTCTGTAGTTCCTGCGGTGTATAGTAAGTTCTCCAGAAACAATACGGCGCACGCTGCGGATCAGTTACGTAGGGAGGAAAGAAGAAGTCTCCGTCCGGGGCGAGTGTCTTTACTTCGGGTGCGTTTACCTGACGACGAACAATAGGAAGTTCTGTCTCTCCGCCCTTGCGTAATTCTTTAAGAGCCTTCTTGGCTCTTTTTTCCGATAGACCGCCAAAAGTATTTTGCAATAAAATAATTAGTTCCTCGTCCTGATTCCCGGATTCAATGGCTCGGTAAACGTCCGGACTTATTTCACCCACCTGTGCTAGATTAATGTTCTGTTTAAAACTCCGATCCTCTCGATGCCAGCCAACATAGGAGATCAGGATACCTCTTTCGAGCAGGTAGTTCGCACCGAGTTCCATTTCTCGGAAGAAACGTGGTATATATCCACTGGATACCATCCACTTCAGGAATCCGGATACTAGCTTTGATCGTGCTATATCGGAGCTTTCGACCGGGAATGCACGGATATTGGCCCTCTTGAGGGCTGACATAAAGAGGGAGACAAGTCTCGTTATACGCTCATCAATGACATGGCATTCGATGTCGCTTGCGCCCTCCCAAGGGAAAGCGTCCGCACCGTGCTTCCGGTGGTCCCGGCTTTTGCCGGGCCAGAAGTTCCGTCTGTCATCGTAAGATGTACGGCATAGGTCGAAGTAAGCCTCGAGTTCCGTTACGGTCTGATCGTATGCGTAGTTAAGGGTCCGGATGTCGGGTTCGTCCGACAAATAAGTCAAAGCCTCTGAAACAGAATTACCGTTCATTTAATTTTTCTGGGATGGATTTAAGTAACCTCCTGATGTAGGTCTTGGATACGCCTATCTTATCATATAGGTCTTCGGTTGAGATAGGTATCTGCGTCTCGTGACGAATGTACCTCTTCAGTATCTCAAAAGCCATGAGCCTATCTGACTGCTCCCTGCACCAGCTATTGCTTAATGTATAGCTGTGTTCACTTTTTAACATATCTGTAACTGACTCCCCTGCTATCCTCCACTGCCTCGAAGGTAATTACCTTGCCAATAAGCTTACCGTGTAGTTTTCGTGGGATCATTACCGGGACACGTTTCCCGATTTCACGACAATGCACGGAGTTATATCTTGGGTTCGGGCACTCGTTCAGGACCCTGCCGATGTAGTTCCTCGGAATAATCTCATCAATGAACAGGCCATCGTCGAGTATATCCTGAGCCTCTTCCGAGATCCAAGTGTTCTTGCCCTTGCCCGTAACGTATTCAGCAGGAATCTTTTCTTTAACAATTCTTATAGCTTCGTCGAACTCTACATCGAACTCCTCAGCTATAGTTACTAGTTTTTTCTTTGGCATCAATAGCCTCCTTTTTTGTTTGTTGTTGATCTCATATCTGATTGAGCGAAGTAATCAGGACCCATCCCGGCATTCGACATTCTGAGGTATCTCAGGGCATCGAAGAAGTCCTTCAGGGCCTCGTCGTTCTTTCCGTTCGAGTTATAGCTCACGATACTTTCGATGAGGTTCCCGCAGTCCTTGTGGACGTAGCACCTCGGCCTGTTGGCTTCGTCGATCTCGTAATCCGGATTATAGAAGAACCAATCGTCCAGAGCGGTAGTGCCAACCATTTCAGTCTGCCCGTCCGATGGAAGAAAGCTGAAGCCGTAATCGTAAAAGCTAGTAAATAAGTCCGTATTGTTTTCATTTTCTTTTGCAAAGAACCGGGAGTCACCGATTCGTTCGGTTACTTCTATACCTAGTTCATCCTCTATCTCTTCAAATAGTTCGCAGTACTTCTGTACATCGTAACCAATTTTCTTGGCCGCTGGGCCGTACCGCCACTTCGGGTCCCCGAATAATGCCCACTCCCCGTAGGTTTCCCTGTCCGGCCATTCTCTGCGAATGAATATCTCTTCGTCCTCTGAGACACCAGCCCAGATGCTTACATAGTTCCGGGCGAAGGCTGGGTCAACTACCTGATACCATGTAAGGGACTCCTTGTCCGGGAATACTTGCCCGTACTTGTTCGGCTCACTGGACAGTACGTTGATCTCGGGGCTGAAGTTCGGCACGAGTGAAGTCATTGACTTCGTCGGTAACCCATACGCCCGGACCATGATAGTATCTTCTGATGCCGTCTTGAGGTCCTTGGCTATACGGTCATATCCCCCGAAGGGGTTCTCGTCGGAGTGCAAGTAAACAATCCCGGCATCTCTCTCCGGGCTGTACTGCTGGACCGGGACATCCCAGCCGAGAAGTTCGGCCCTCCTTGTTTTCAATGTCTCAGCCCCCTTCAGGTATTCGGCCACGAACGGCGTGTACCCGTCAATCGGGGTGAACCCGAGCAGCATCTTGCTGTCCCTAGTCGCTAGACGGAAGCGCAAAGTGTTTACAAGCGCAGCGTCACCGAGGTACTCATCCAGCCAAGCACCAATGTTCAGGCTTTTCGGTTCCTTGAACCCGAACTCGAAACCCTCAAGGATAGTCTGATTATTTGAGAACTGGGTATATGTTTTGAAATCCACACGAGTTCTTGTATCCGGAAAAATAAATGAATTAGCTGTAAAACCATTTTGCATAGAGAAGTTGATGTATCCCTCTATACTTTTCGTTTTTCTCTTGAACTCCTTAGGCATCATCTCCCAAATGGCTGCTTGCTGTACCTTGATCGATGTATCCTGATTCTGTGAGAAGCATACCAGATGCCCGTCCTCGTTCTGTGTAACGGCCTCCATTGTCAGCTTAGCGCATCCGGTAGTTTTACCGGAGCGGTTACCGCCGAAGGTAATTACTTCATCGTATTGACTAATCGCTTGACGTATCCTTGACCAACCACTGAGGTCGAAGCCGTGACGCAGTGGGTCCTCTTCAGCGGCCTTGATTCGACCCTCGTGCGCCCTGTGAAGGTCCGCAAGTAGCTTTGGGTCAATCTCACCTAACTGAACGATCTCCTCATCGCTCGGTGGCTTGAGGATCGGATGCTCTGTGAATACTAGTTCCACTTACTTTATTTTAGTCATCAGGTACGCCCAGAAGCAGAGGCACACGAACCAAGACATAATTGCTATCTCAATATGCATTTTCACCTTCGCTATCTTCGTCAGTCTCCCAGTCAATGACCCAGTCATCCTCGGTTTCCGTGTACTCCATGTTCTCCTTTACTTCACGCTGTAGCATCCTGCCGATGGGCAGGTTGGTAAAATCGTAGTACAGCTCCCCCTCGTCATCCATTGCTGCAAAAAGAAAGTTCGGGAAGTGTTCCGCTAGGATTGCCCGTACTCGCTGGAATACCTGTTCATTCTGTTCATCATTAATTGACATCTATTATTTCCTCTACTTGTGCTTGTTTAGCTTTCTGGATTCGTTCCTTAGCCGCCTTGACGGTGGCCTCGTATTCATCCTGAGTATATACCTTGCGGTCCTCGGTAATCTGCGTGGCCTCGCCCCTAGCAGTCAAAGCCTCACGGGCTGAGTTCGCCTTCGCTATTGAAATCTCCTTGAGGTCCTTGAACCCTACCTCCATCTCGGGGTCAGTCTCCATTCGTTCCCGGACCTTAGCAATAAGGTCCTCCTCTAGGCTCGATAGGTTCAAGTAGTTCTTTGCTGCTATCCTGCCGGATAGCTCCCGGAACTGGCCGAGGTGGTCTGCGTAGTCAGTCAGGACCGAGATCACGGTCTCCCTGTCGAAGCCGTACTTCTTCACCAGCCTCGTCTGGCTGTTGCCCACGGAGTACAGGTACAGCATCTCCGCCACCTTCTGCGGATTATGGCGGGATAGGCTCTTGAGTTGAAGGGCCTCCTTCTTCTCAGCCACGGACCGTATGGAGTCCGCTATCTCGCTAATGAGTTCTTCTTTTTCCATTCACGCATATCATACAGCAAGGGTTACCCTGTCAAATTAGGAATGTTACATTTCTGTAACATTATTGTAAATAGGTGCGTTCCGGGCTTGACTTGTGATATAATGCTGCCTTACTTAAGGAACACCGATCATAAGGTAATCTTGAATCATTATTAATTCAAACCGCTGTAGGCGGGTTTGAAAGAATCAAAGGGTAAGTTCCATAAGGTT